TCATTCGCTAGTCTATCTGCATTTTCATTTCCTATCGAATGATCATCACATTTACCTGTATGTGCCATAACATGTAGAAATTTTACATTATTCTTGTTTTTGAATAATTCATATGTATTTTGTACAAGAGATTTGTTTGGAATATCTTTAGTCCAGTTTGAATGTGCACATTTTTTACCATATTCACCAACACAACGAATTGCATATATAGAATCTGAAACTATGGTAAGGTCTCCACCTTCGTCTATATAGTCTTTTAAGATTTTATAAACTTCTAAAAATGCTCCCAGTTCTGCAGTATTATTCGAATGTTTATCACCATCTACCACTTTTGACAGATTTCGTGAATCACCTTCACCAAAAAACACACCCATACCCGATAGGGCATTTGACTTTCCATTGTGAATACACGAACCATCTGTATATACGAACATATTTGTATTTATGTTTAAAGCTTTATACAATCAAATAAGTTGTGAGAAAGAACCACCATGTTTTGTGATAATCAGTTTTTGTGATTTATTATTTTGTATATTGTTGTTAAAATTTTTTACATTTTTTTCGAGAATACATAATTTATTCTTTATATTTTCTTTTTCGTGTAAGTATCTTTTTATAAGTTCACGGTTTTTGTCATACCATTCATGTATTTCACACACTTCTCGATCTATGTTTGTGTACTCCTCGACAAACTTATAATTAAAATTCATACTCTTCATATCTAATGCAATTTCATCAAGTTTATTCTCGATTGTATCACAACGATCTTTGATTTCTGCGTGATCTTCGTCCATGATTACTTAAACCATATATTTTTTATTTCGTTAAGTTGGTTTTTTGTAATTTCATTCCAATTTGTTTTTGTTTCCAATTTATAAACATGTGAAAAATTATCTCTTATATTTGCCGTGATGTAAATATTATCATTTTCTTTCCAACAGCTGACTGGATCTTGAATGGTATGTCTTAAAATTTTTTCTCCATTTTGATATTGGATAGGTTCACTTATGTATTCCAATTCAAGATTATTGTTTAGTTTTGTCATATGTGTCATATGGAAAAATCCAGGTCTGTATTTATTGTCGATTTTAATACGACTATGAGCAAATCCCAAATACCCATCATCTACTTTTAACAAATTTGAACCACCTCTTATATACGTAAGATGCGTCTGAAAAGGAAGTTCACCCTTTACAACATCACAAGAACCTGTTAAAACGTTACACTTTAATATTATAATTGGATCGTAATTATAAACAAAATGTAACTCATCATTATATTCGAATGGCGCCCAATTCTTTTCAAATCTATTTGGAGGTGTGTCATTTATAATAAGAGGTTTTGCTTCGATATCCCCGTCTTTCAAAATCCATATACATTTAATTTGATTTGGGAGTGGTGAATTTCCTATAAATATTACATACAAACTTTGATTAATTTCAATCAATCTGGGATCTTCGGCTTGTATTTCCGAACCCATAAGCTCTCTGTCATTTTTAGAATTCCAACTTTTATCAAATGTTTCTCTCATTAATCCAATGATACCTTTTTCACATACACGAACATATGTTATATAACCATCGGGTGTTGGGTGTACAGCTCTGAACATGCTATAGGTGCTCCCTTCCCAAGAATTGTCGTCATGAACGGCCTCTATTGGCGTTATATCTTTAATAAAATCAAACTTCATTAAAGAATATAGAGTAATAATCTTTAATGGACTTGAAAGGTAAAAGTGTCATAGTTGTTGGTCCCGCTGGGTATCTCGAAAACGAAGACAACACAGATTACATAAATAGTTTTGATATTGTATGTAGACCAAACGTCAGAATTAAAAATAAAAAATTATCATTTCCACCAAATACAGGTGACAGATGTGATATCATTTTTCATTCTGGTGGCTGGATGGGACAATCTTATGATATAGGAAACGGTCGAACTTCTGTTTATACAGAAAACGACGGTATATGTGAAAACTTGTTAAGAACATATAAATTAAACGGAATTAAACGTATTTTAATATGTTCGGATTGGAATCTTAGAATAATTAATGCAATGCGTATATGTGATTCGATTGGTATGCCTTGGTCTATTGTCAGTGTACCAAATAATAGATTCACTACGGGTTTTCATGGTCTTTGTGAGATAGCTATAAACAATCCGTCACGTCTTGCAATCAAGGGCTTCGATTTCTATCAAACAAATAATCGAGGTTATGAGGGATATTATGATGGTCATAGAGGTGATAGTGATGGTCACAATCATAAAGAATCTTTTGAATTTTTCATATATTCATTTTTACCTAAATTTAAAATAGAAATAGATAATCACTTGAAAAAATTAATTTTCCAATATTGTGGGTATTTTATAATGCGAGATGTTTTTACACCTGAATTTATAAATGATTGTGTACGTGAAATAAATCCCGTAGGTGTAAGAAACAAAAATATTGTGAATTTTACAAATTATCCAAAAACATTTTCATTAAAGGATAATCAAAATATACACGATAACTTAAAAGTTTTATTGGGTACATCTAACTATAGATTTTGTTCACATAATGATATTGGTATAAATCGTGTTACTGGGTGGCACAAAGATGTATTAAACAATCAATATAAGGTATATGAAACTATATCACCATTTGTTGAACACGAAAACCAAAAACATAATATAGTTAAGGTATGTATTTACTTACAAGATCATAGCCATGATGATAATGCATTAAAAGTTATTCCGCAAAGTCATTTACACGAAGACCTATTTAAATATAAAAACTCAATACAATTGAGACCATGTATAGGAGATGTTATTATATTTGATCAGAGAATAACCCATTGTGGTGCACATTCACATGTAAACGAACCACGTATTCTAGTAAGTTTCGGCTTTGGTGAAAATAATATATTTACAGATAATTTTGAAATGGGTACGATTAAAAGACAAAATGATCAATATAAAGAATAAGTTAAATTTTAATATAAATGACAGAGATTATAGCCGAAATTGGTATCAATCATAATGGTTCAATTGAATTATGTAAAGATTTGATTAATCTTTCTAAGATTGCGGGTATAAAATATGTAAAAATACAAAAAAGAAATCCTGATATATGCGTCCCCGAGCATCAAAAAAATGTAATGCGCAAAACGCCATGGGGTGAAATGACATACTTGGATTACAAAAAACGGATAGAATTTTCCGAAGAACAAATAAAAGAACTCATTGAATATAGTAAAAATTTGGGTATTGTATTTTTTGCGAGTGTTTGGGACATGGATAGTTTATATACGATGGCCAAGTACACTGATATAGTAAAGATACCAAGTGCACTTATTACAGATATCGAATTATGTAAAGCCGCAAGAGATAATTTCAAGTTGCTCATTGTGAGTACTGGAATGAGTTCCGAAGAAGAAATAGAAAATTGTGTCAATAATTGCCATCCAAATATTATTATGCATACAAATTCAACTTATCCATGTTCACCAGATGAACTCAATCTCAGATATATAGAATACTTGGAACAAAAATGGGGTAACGATGCTGTCATCGGCTACAGTGGTCACGAATATGGTATTGTCACTACATTTGCCGCTGTTGCGATGGGGGCAAAATGGATTGAGCGACATATCACATTAGATCAAACTATGTGGGGAAGTGATCATAAGTCGTCGATAAATCCCGAGGGGCTTATAAAGTTGGTGAGAGGTATCAGAGCGATTGACAGTGCACGAAAATACCCACCCGGACCAAGAATCGAATTTGCGTCGGAGATGGATAAAAAAAAGAGTCTTAGAAAGTAATATGGGAATAGTCATAGACGGTCGTATATGTCATGACAGAATAAGAGCACTCGAGGAGCTGGCTAACAGATACAAAGTCGAAAAATATATAGAAATAGGTGTGCACAACGGTTCCAGTATGTCATATGTATTACAATCTAACTACATAAAGGAATGTGTTGGTATAGATCCATTTGAAACCTTAAAAGACAAATCATCGCATTATATACACCAAGACTCTATAAATGAATCGAGATCAATAAAAAATATAGAAAATAATAATAAAAATTCAGCAAAAATAAAACTTATAAGGGGCTATTCGCAAGATGTATCTATAGATGACACAGATTTCGATATGTTATTTATAGACGGTGATCATAGTTATGAAATGGTAAAACATGATTATGAAAAGTTTGTTAAAAATGTTAGATCCGGTGGGATTATAGTATTTGATGATTTGCACCAATATGGCCCGGGTAGATTTTTTAAAGAATTAGAGAATGATACACGTGTTACAATTCATTCTATTATGTACGAAACTGAAGGTGTTGTTATTAAATTATAGACTTGATGTCCTCGTAATTATCTATATCTATATTATGTTTTTCTTCCATGACAAACGGATATGGTTTGTTTCCGAGTAAGCTTCCGGTGTAAACCACATTCGGTTTATATATATCGATATATCCGTTGTGTATATAACATTGTTCTAGCTTTTGACGTGGCATTTCACATAGATTAGGGTATAGGGGTTTAAGATCTTCGTCTTCTATAGTATACATTTTGAATGGTGTTTTCTTACATGGTATTACACTCCTTAGTGAAGTATATTCATTATTTACAATGAATGTCTTTATTGCATCATCTACCATTTCCGATGTTCGCAACGGCTGTGTTGGTCTTAAGTGTAATATATATTCTGGTATGTATCCAATTTTTTTATATTCTTCAAGTGTATGAAGTATAAACTCTATGTCTGTTGCATAATCCCCTGATATTTCTTTAGGTCTCAGAAATGGAACTTCAACGCCGTTTTTTCTTGCGATATCAGCGTATTCGGGTGAATCTGTAGATACAAATATTTTCATATATTCTGCATAGACTGAATTTCTAGCATGGTCAACGGAGTGTATAAACAACGGTTTACCCAGTACATTAAGTTTATTTTTATCGATAATACCTTTAGACCCGGATCTAGCTGGTATTATAACGAGAATCTTCATATACTTAAAAAGTAGCGCTACTTTTTAAGTATATGATCGTAGACTGCTTTACATTTTATAACGAAATAGAGATTCTAAAAAAACGTTTAAGATATTTAGATTCGATAGTTGATAAATTTGTTCTTGTAGAATCGACCGTGACACACAGAGGGGAATCCAAAGAATTGTACTACGAAAAACATAAAAAAGAGTTTTCTGAGTGGAATGATAAAATTATTCATATAGTTGTCGAAGACAATCCAGAAGACAAAAATCCGTGGTCAAGAGAAAACTTTCAAAGAAACTGTATCACTCGAGGACTTGAAGACATCAGCGATAACGATATCATCATGATTTCTGATGTAGATGAAATACCAGACAAGAGTATTGTAAAAATTCCAATGAATGCACAGATTTGCTCTTTTAATATGACCGCATTTCAATATAACTTCAATTACATTCAAGTACATGAACCGTGGTTTGGTACTGTTATGACTACGAAACACACATTAAAAACATATACACCACAGAAGCTTCGTGAGATGCGTTGGTCTGTCCCATATTATAAAGACGCAGGTTGGCATTTATCTTCATTTGGTGATGAAACATTTGTAGCTAATAAGATTCATAATTACGCACATTGTCATGACGATGTTTCACAATATAAAAATAAAGAAATTTTTAAAAAATTTATAAAAGATGGTATACACGCAGATGGTAAAAATGTTTTGTCAAAAACACCAGAAGCTATATTGAATTCTCTACCCAAAGATATAATTTTCTAATACAATATATATATATCAGACATGTCAGCAAATAGATCATTTGACATAGCGCAAAAAGTTATTAGTGGGAAGATCGATCTTGAAATGCCACTGTGGACAGTTATATTCATAGGTATTGTCGCCGCAGGTTACGTGACGGTGACGTCTCTTGGTTTAAGTATTTACGACAATTGTAAAAACATGACAGAAGAGAGTAAAATGCATGACAACCTCAGGAAGTATCTATCATACACACTGACTATTGCGATCACAATACCTTTTACTTTGTTGTTTACAAAGATGTTTAGTAAAGATGCAGCGGCTTTTATATTTCTATATTCGGTCATGGGTGTTGTTGGTGGTGCTATTGCTATTAATAGTGCTAAAAAATGCGAAGGTGTCGAAGAAAGTAAGAGAACTTACTTAAGTGTCGCATTGGCTGGATTTTCTGCTGCTTTGCTTCTCTCCGGTTTTATGTTATACCCAAGAGCTAAGAAACGATTGTCATATGATTAATGTTTTTTAAATATATGGAAATACACTATAAAAACGTATAATTGTACTACTAGACTAAGTAATGAATATCCTATAAAAAACATAGAACCATTTCTATACTGATAAATCAACCAAAGTATGTTTATCAGTATTGAAAGTAACATAAACTCCACGCTTCGATTAGACGGTTTATTCTTTATGATATCTTTATTTACTTCATCGACTTCCTTGTTCATTTGATATATACCAAGTATACTCGCTGCTGTAGCTAATGCGTTGTTTATATTCATAATAATATATGTATATAAAATAAACAAATGGAAGCTCTCCTCGAAAAATTTACAGGGAAAATTGATACTAATCTTGTGATCGCTCGTGTCGCAGAAATCAAGAGGAAATATATTGATGATGGCTTAACCAAAGCTGATATCCCACCGATTCTTGTTATATTAATGACAGAAGTCAATAAATTCAAAAAATTGAAGGGTGAAGATAAACGTGAACTTGTCATTGGCATCCTCAATCACTTGATTGAACAAATTGATAAGGGTGAAGAAGACAGTGAATTTGAAACTGTTCTTAAAACTATGGTTCCGAGTATGGTTGATAGCTTTTCTGTGATGCTAAAGTTGAATAAAGTTTTCTGTTGCTTCAAATAGAGAATGAAGTTTCCATCATTGGAAACAATGATCACCCACGGTATTTACACTGTGAAAGAACTCGAACGTTTCTCGAGAGGTCTTATGCCCAAAAAGAAAATATCTATCTTGAATGAATGTAATGATTGTGCGTTTGTATATGTAGGTAGTACCTGTGATAATTGTCACGACTTAATAACTAAACCAAGAGCAGATTCCAAATTATTGTGACTTCTCTGAAGAGGTTTATTACGTTTTAACTTGAGAGCACTATTGCTCATTTTACTATTCTTTATTTCATCCATCTTTTTTGTGTTTGAAACAAAGGGTATCACTATCTCCGGTACAGGTATCTGATTAATTTCCAATTTTTCTTCCTCTTTGTCAACTAGAACATTATTTCGAAATTCTTCAATTGTCATACCCCCACCAAATTCCACGAGCTCATATCGATTTGGTGCCTTCTTTATATGACCAATTTTATTAAATAATCTTTTTCTCATTGTTATTAAGTTTCCGCATATAATACCACCACGGGTTATACCGTATTTGTCGATAGCATACGCCTTCATACAACTCCAGGAGCAGAATGTACCGGACGTATGAAATACATTTCGAAGTGTATCGTACTTGTGGGGTAACTTTAGTGTAGGTGTATCAAAATCATGACAACACCACCAACACCAAGTCATATTATAAAAAAATATCTTTAATTCTTTAAATAAAATGTAATGATATATAAATGAGAATAGAATCTCTGATATTGATTGGTGTTATTACTATCATATTCTTGTTTATAAATTATAACATGATCCGTGATAAATCAAAAAGAGAAAAAATTCAAAAGAAAATTTTTATATCTTATTCAATTGAAAAACATAGAGAAATCAGAGACCGACTATTACAGATTGATTATCCGGCTCTTGGAATTTCTGGACAAGGTGTACTTGACGAAATCAATAATATATTAACCGAAACACCCGAAGAAGAGGAGGAAGAAGAGGAAGAAGAGGAAGAAGAGGCATTACAGTGTTTAATTTATCCCGACAGTTCTGGACATTGTTTGAGTGGAACACTAAAAGATGTTAAAACTGGTTGTTGTGAACTTCCGGATGAAAAAAAACCAACCAAATTTCAAAAAGGTGTCACAATGACACAAGATATTTTATTGGGTATGATCTTAGAAGAATTGGCTGTGGGAATTTTAATCAGACTTCCTATTTTACTAAGACAACTTGCTAAAGTTGGACTTAGAATGACAAGTAGAATTGTAGCTCTCGCTTCTCAGCGGTTAGCTCAAAGTATATCTCGGGCGGCTGCGCGGATAGGAGCCAAAACAGCCGGAAAAACATTTTTAAAATCCTTGGCGTCTGCATCTGTTTCTGGACCAGCTGCATTTGCCTTACTTGGTGTTGAATTAATTGCAGCATTTGGTGATATAACCGATGCGTCTGGGTATGGTAGTTATACAGAATCAAGTGCGATTGATAAGATGAGAGATATCCTTGATTTTCAAATGCAAAAAAGTACGCAACAACCAGCCGCAGGTGAAGAATCTCGTATGTGGCCGTGTCTAATGCCAATCGGACTTTTATATGAGGATGAATTTGGAAAAGCGTACGAAGAAACAATCACAGACTATTTTACGGGCGTCGTTCAAATGATATTAACAGATGAAAACAATTCGTTCGGTGATACAATTATAGGATCTCTTATATCAACGGCTTTTAATAGTCAAAATGAATTTGTTGAGCAATACGAATTACCCGAAGATCAAACAGACATATTAATGAATGAGGTTGAAAAACTGATGATGGGTGACAATACATTATCACAAGAAGATAACAACCTTAGAATACAAACACGTGATTTAACCTTATTCACAAAGCTATCTAAACTTGTAGATGACCCCACAAAAATAGCTTTATACCCCGAATTTTCAACACGTTCTCAATTTGGTATTTCACTTTCACAAAAAGCAGTTGATGATTGGAACGAACAAAATTATGATAACTATTTAAAACAAAATCCCAAAAATATGCCCACTGTCCCCAAACCACAAATAGCTTGTTATTATGGTAAAGAGTATAGGGCTTTAAACACATCCAATCCTGGCACAACGGAAAATCCAAATATGGTTAAAAAATATTTAAATAATTCGGCACCGTTATGTGGTATGTATGGTATTTTGGCTCATTTGTGTGCGGGGGATAAGGCTTCGCAAGGACTTTTTGAAATATCAGCAAATCCAAATTCGTCACAATTTCCTCAAAAATACGGTGTAACATTTGATTTTAATAACATGCAATGTCGATATACAAATAGTTACTGTCAGCGGATGGGTCTCGATTTCAATAGTAACATGGAAGAATGTAGACTGAGACCAGGGCAACAAGGGGCAGAAACTATTTTTGGGGAGAGTATGGTAAGAGGCCCCATACGTTCATGGGTAAATGGGAGTTCATTTATAGAAAACAATTTAGGTATAGATGGTGAAATTGGAATGGGTGTATTTTTAGCTATGACCGCTACAGGGCCAGCTGGTTTGGTAGTAGCTGCCGCTTTTATTTTGGGACCATTATTAGTTGACCTTACAAAAACTATAGCAGGTAATTTCAAAGATAAAAAAATTCCCGAACAAATAGAAAATACAGTAATTTATGAGAGAATAAATTTAAATAATAAGATAAAAGATGAGGAATTTAAATTTTTATATGACTCAGATAGAAATAAATATTTTATAAGTGAACCTATAAATTTCAGTGTTTAAAAAAAAACTATTGACACATATTAGTTATGATAGAAGTCGTTTATATTTTTATGGTATATCTAATCATAACAATTACTGTATTTTTCAGTACGAGATATAAAATTATATCAGGTGACGAATTGAATAAATTGTATGATGAAGAAATACTAAAAAATAAAGTAATCGAAGAAGCAGAGACTGCATCACAAGAAACACAGAACCTCATAAACAACACAAACAATCTCACAGATATTTACGATGGTAGTGGTGAAAATATTTCAGTTGAAAATTCGGTATCAAATATCGTGTATGAAACAATGACAACAGAAAACCCACGCACTAATGAAACTACAGAAGAAGATTTTAAAAGAAGTTTAGTTCAGAAATTCCTACAACCATATTCGGAATTTGAAAATAACGATGATTATAGACTTTGGTCTTTGTTACAACCAAATAATGAAGAATTATTCACAGGATCTAGTAGGTTATATATAGAAACAACTAATGGTACAAAACTTTATCTAAGATCTCAAGATAAACGATACCTTACTGTAAACTTTTTCGAAGCCCTAGAAACTTCCTATACAAAACCAAATAAAGGATGGTACTTTTTAGACGGAGGTCAAAATGAAAATGAAATAATTCCACCAAATACACTCAAAATTATTTTATCCCAAAGTCGAACACTTCAATTATCGAGTAAAATTTTATTAAAAGATAAAACCATTAAGATGGTCAGAGATGCATCAAACGAAGAATTACAAAATGCATTCTTCTATTTAAAACTAGAACAAGCTCGTTTTGAAGTTGGTGAAATGCTTCCATTTACACAAAACTTCAAAGAAAATACAAGGTTTGTTATAAAATCAACAAATGGATATCTATCATACTTTGATATAGAATTTGAGGTAGAAGAATCCAATGAAAATGTTTCACGTATAGGTGGGTTTTATTTAAAAAATGTGGATGGTGAATTCATGACAGTTGATACACAATATGATAGTGCTACACGTGGTAATATAACGTTTACTCCAAGTGGTACTCTACTTTATATGTTTACGGATATTAATGATAAAACTATTTGCAGACTATCAACAAGAAATGATACATTTGGTCTTTATTTGACACATTTTAACACATTTAATCTGTATAATAGAGATGGTGATATAGCAAACCTCGAAAATACAGGGTTTTATTTTCATTTAATACAGAATGATTATAAAAGACCATTGTTGTATCCAACATGTGGTGAGTTCCCAATTGAAGCTGGTGGTAAACGAAAAGTAGAATTATGGGACAAAAAATGTCACATTGCATGTAACGATATACGTGAACCTCAAAGAATAGAACAAGAACGTGGTTCGGAAGGACCTTGGTTTAGAGACTATGAAACAAATGAAAATGATGAAATAACAGGTGGGTTGTGTAAAAGATATGGCGAGTGTCCTAAAAATTTCAAACGAATTGGGGCGGTGTGTTACCAAGATTGTTCATTAAAAGGACCCGGGTGGTTCAATGGTAGTTTGGTGGAATGTGCAAAATGCGATCCAGGGTGGGGTAGCGACGGTGGACTCCTTTGTAAACAAGATGGAGCAAAATGGTATGAAGTATTTACCGGTAAGTATAAACCATGGAGCCAACGTTCCACGCGTAAGTCTGAAGGATGGACTGGTGCACGAATTTATACAAGTGATATAGTAAATACCACGACTGGTATGGATACAGTTAATACCGATCATAGGAGAGTTCCTGCTGCGACAGACACACAGTGTACGGATGGTGGTGAACTTATATATATAGACAGTGCGGGTAAATATTATGATAAAAACGCAATTAATCCAATGGATACAAATTATACACTCATGTGTAAACAACCTTGTCACAACAATTTATATGATGTAAATTCCGAGGATGATAGTGTTTGTTCCAGAAAAAATTTTAAAATATCATCGAGAGAAAATTTCTGAGCCTAATGTAATATGGGTATATTTGGTGCTATTGATAATGTAGCTGATGCAAGTAGTGACATTCTGACATCGGCTGTCAAGAACATGGATGCAGGTGCATTATCCACTGCATTTAGGAATATAGATGTTAGTGATATTTCTACAATTCTTAAAAAGATAGATACGACTGCACTTACAAAGGCAATTAAGAATATACCAGACGACACTCTTTCATCTATAATGAAAACACTTGACGATGCCAATTTGTCACGTGTTACAAAAAATATGGACCCCTCGCAATTAGACAACCTCAAAAGATTAGATGATTTTGGTCCAGTAGCTACTAAACTTGATAACATTTTTGATGCTAGTACAAATATTAGTAAACGTTTTACATCTGGAACTACTAAATTTTGTAAAAAGAATCCTATAATGTGTGCATCTCCATTTGTATACGGGGGAATGAAGTTTTTAGACAAACGTGCACAAGATAAACTCGATGAAGAACGAGAAAATGATGTTAGAGAATGTATAAGTCTTTGTCTACCCGGTGGTTGGGATGAGTATGAAGATGGTGAGTATGAACAAGATGATTTGGAATATAAAACAAAAGAGGACTTTGAGTATTTATTGGGTGATAATGAAAATTCTAGTATAAAATGGGATGAACAACCATTGTGTACAGAAACAGATGGTGATTGTGGTGATTTCTGTACTAAAAAATGCGAAGAAGTTTATCCACCAAGAAAAGCACCATGTAGTATTACAAACCCAGGTGGCTGTTTACCTGATAATCCACTTGATCCATCGCAATGGATTGAAAAATTGAAAGAAGCATTAAACAAGATGTTTGGTGGTTTGTTTAATACAGACTATCTGTTATATGCGTCATGTTGTTGCTGTTGTATTATATTAATTATGATATTCACGAGTATGAGTTAAAGATATAAAGATCCTTTATTTATATGATACTCAGTATAGACGTGGGTATACGTAACCTCGCATTATGTTTACTTAACGAAACCTCACAATCAATTGTTGAATGGGACGTATCTGGTGTACCCCCTGAACACAAAGATGGTATTTATGTTTCTTTAAGAAAACACCTCGACGAAAGACCATGGGTTCTTTCAGCCAATACAATTCTCATTGAGAAACAACCGGATCGTAATAAAAAGATGATTTCGGTAATGCACTTTCTACATGCATACTTTATTATAAAATGCCCAAATGCTGAAACTATTATTTATGATGCCCGGCATAAGATCCCAGATGTCGCTGGTCCGGGTAGATCACAATATCTAAAAAGAAAGAAGGTTTCAATTGAAAGATGTGAAGAATTTATTCGTTCTACTCCTGTCAATACACATTGGTTGAATGTATTTCTTATTTCGAAAAAGAAAGATGACTTGGCCGATACCGTTATGCAGGCGCTAAGCTTTGTCAATAGAATTGAAGTAAAAGTCACTAAAAAGCCCAAAAAAACAACAAAACTCATCCCAAGAAAACCGAATGAAAATCAAAAAAGAACAAAGTATTCAAAATCAAATTTAGCTTGGATTTACCTTCATGATATAGACCACACAACAACGAAGCGTTTTGAAAAAGATCTCAAAAGATATTATAGGAATATCGATGACTTGGTGAAGGACGTTGATAAGTAATTTTATCACAAAGGGTCTATTTTGTAATTTAGATTTAAAGAAATATAACGATTACTATACAAACGGAGAACTTAACAGTATGCTACATTAACGGTGAAAGGAATAGTGGAACCAATTTTTTATATATGCTTATGAGAAAGCATAGAGTTCCTGTATTTGATGGATTATGTGTTGGACAACTATCACTATTATGGAGACATGGATACCCCTCAAAAAAAACAAAATTAATAGCCGGTAAAGTCGTTAATATATTAATAATAAGGGATCTCGACGAATGGCTCGTTTCAATGTACCATACACCTTATTATTTATATGTAGATAGGACATATACATTGGGTGTATTTTTAACTGCAAAACAAAAACTATCGGGTGAGAGTGATGTTCCAGTAAATTATAAAAATAATAAAGTATTAAATTACACCGATGAAAATAAAACTATATTTGAGATAAGATATAATAAAATTAAATCATATTTGAATTTTTTTAATAAAAATGAAAACGTCGTGATTGTTCGTCTCAAGTATTTACAAAATGAGCAAAATTGTGTTCATTTCATGCAAAAACTATCGGAAAAATATGGATTAAATATAGATGAATTTCATGGGTGTATTAATGAACATACAAAAACAAACGAACCAGGTCTAAAAAATAGAGTACATCCAATTAAAATCACACCATTGGATCGTTGTATTATTAATATGTTTAAGAACAAAGACATCGAAGATTATGTGAGTAATTTGACATTTGAAATGAGTTAAGGATTTAGGATGACTAAGAAATAGAATAGTATGGAAAAACATGTTTTGGATCACGGATTTGTACGCTTGGTTGATCACATGCCGAGACAAGATATGGACACATCAATCGTCCAAGCGGCCAGAGTCAGTTATGGAGATGGGACTAAAACAACAAGAGGAGACCGAGGACTTCTCAGATACTTGCTTCGACACTGGCACACGACGCCTTTCGAAATGGTGGAATTCAAGTTTCATATCAAGATGCCCATCTACATCGCCCGGCAACATTTTAGACATAGAACAGCCTCGGTCAACGAACTCTCCGCCCGCTACTCCGTCGTACCGAAACAGTACTACAACCCCGGAGTTTTACGAGGTCAGTCTCAGGTGAATAACCAGGGATCCGAGGGTGTCGTGGACATTGATGAGAGTAATATCGAGCAAATTAACGAACATTTAGAACATTCGTTTGATTTATATGAAAACCTTCTTGAGGAAGGTGTTTGTCGAGAACAAGCACGGGGTAACCTTCCTCAGTGTACGTATACTGAATTCTATTGGAAGATCAATCTTCATAATTTAATGCACTATCTCCGTCTCCGCATGGATGACCACGCACAAAAGGAAATACGAGATTACGCTGTAGCCATATATGATCTTGTCGAACCCCTTGTCCCAATCACGATGGAAGCATTTAAGGACTTCCGTCTTAATGCAATGCATCTCACTGGTCCAGAGATTGAGGCTCTTGCCAATGGTACCCCGATTGATTCGCCAGGGGAGAGGAGAGAGTTCGAAGAAAAATTGAGACGCTTAAAAATTAAATGTCCTTAGAATATATCATATCAAATGTTTTCAATTACAACCCCTATTACTTTTGCTGCGAAGACCAACCGTTTCAAGAAATTTGGTAAAAAAATGAAGAAACGAAATGACACCGACGTGAGTAAGATCCGTGAGAAGTTGACGGATATTAGCCGCGATGAACAAAGGCGTGTGAAGGAAATCTTTAAGGAACATCAAGAATTTTTCAAGGGTTCCCCAAAGAAAGAAGAAATCATGATCGATTTCTACGAGAACTAAACGCAAACCATAGTGTACATAAAACAAACCCCATAGCCAGGGGTGTATCGTCAAATTGATGCGCCATGAGGGCGCTTACTATACTATATTGCACCATGCGTATTTCATCCCGTGTTTTAGACATAGATCTTTTCATGGATGCTTTGGATTTCTCCAAACCCAAAACAGCCGTACTTATATTCCGTATCTTTGAGGGCATTTCCGCCGTCTTCATGATAGCTTCCTGTATATTTACGGATTCTACAAATTGTTGTGTAATCATTGGTTCCAAATATGTAAAATAGTTGAATTCTGGATCTAATTGTACACATATTCCCTCAATAAGAGAAAACGATTTTGCTAAATATATAAAACTCGTTGGTACCATGAACGGTTTTTCAGATGCAAGTTGTATCGCTATATCATCATTTATTATATTTGATCCATCAAGGGTTTCGAGATAACTCAAAATTGTTTCAAAAAAGAGTTCTATATCGGTAAGATCCGATGTTCTTGGTATAATAATACCAATATTTACAAGAACTTGTACAATCCCCTTTGTATCCTTATCTATTATACAACTAAAAAGTTTTTTGAATCCATCTCGAAGTTCTTCAGATATGTCTATAATAACTCCAAAATCATAGAAGACTAACTTACCCTTTGATGAAAATCCCAAATTACCCGGGTGTGGATCACCGTGGAAGAATCCCTTATCCATAGTTTGAATGACATAGGAATTAATAAGAGCTTCACAAATCTTCTTTTTATTTATATTTGAATCTGTTAGTTCTGTGAGTTTTTGTGATTCCACATATTCCATCACAATGGTATCATCTGTACAAAATTCTGTATACACTTTTGGAACTTTAATCCACTTAATATCTTTCATATTTCTACGAAATCTAATGGCATTTTCAATTTCCATGGTATAATCCGATTCATTTAAGAGATATTCTATAGATTCATTGAGA